CCGCTCGGCCTGACTCGGTGCCGAAGTCAGGCCGTTTTTTCGGGCTCTGGCTGCTGACGATCTCGAAACTGCCGTCGTCGTCGCTTTTGCGTACAGTCAGCACCGTGCCGATGGAGCCCACGGCGCCAGTGCGGCTCATGACAATTTCATGGGCGGCAGCAGCTATCCAGTAGCCAGCGCTGGCCGCGTTACCGGACACATACGCAACCACTCGCTTGGGCGAGGCGCGGATCATCTGGCCGAATTCAGCGATGCCGCTGGCAATACCACCGGGGGTATCCATCACCAGGATGATGGTGTCGGTGCGTGGATCGTCGACGGCGGTGGTGAACTCCTTGGCCAGTACATCCAGCGACGTCGCACCGGACAGCGCCGTAAACAAGTTGGCATAGCGGAACACCGGGCCAGTGACGGGCAGCAACGCCACATTGCCGCGTTGGGTCACCGCGCGGCTGTTCTGCAGGGGTTTGCCCTGCCTGGCCTCCAAGGCTTCCGGGCCTTCATGCTCCCGGCGGGCGATGGCGGTGATGGTCTGCAGCATGTCCGGGGTAATGGCCCAGGGCTCGCGTGATACCAGGTCGAACGCCGTCACCCGGTGCACGGGAGGTGCATCGGTTGGGTTGTCGCTCATAGTTAGGTCCGTTCAGGAAGATCAGGATTGGCCGCAGGCTCATCCTCGGGGCGAGCCGTTGGTGACACGGATAGGCCGTCATCGCGCCTACGCTTCACTTCAAGCGCACGCTGTTCGTGGTTCTCTTCCCAGTCGCTGCCGTCGTAAAGCATGGATTCCTTGGCGAGCGTGCTGACACCAATATCGATGCGCTTTTCGGCGGCATTGATGTCTTTGAGCGGATCAACGGTGCCAGGACCATCACCCACCCACAGCGACCCGCTGTACGCATAGCGCAGCAACGGGTGGTCGAAAAAACCGGGAGCGTCGATGTCTCCCTGTGCCACAGCCTCTTCAAGCCAATGCTCGTACACGGGCTGACAGAAATGCTGGCCTAGGAAGTCACGGCAACCGCGAACGAACTGCCAAGCCTCCATCACCGCTGCACGCGCGGCGGTGTAACTGGCGGTAAAGTGCTTGATCAGCACCTCATAGGGCAGCTCCAGAGCCATGCCGATCTGCCGGAGCATGGCGAGCACGAACGGATCGAAGGCCATGTTCGGGCGACCGGGTGATGCGGTATCGATCGATGCCCCGTCGTCCAACTCGGCGACAATGCCGCCACTGAGTGAGCCGTCCCAACCGCCCTGATCTCTCCCTGCGGGTTTATCGCCACCCACCGGGGTGTTGCCGGTGACGGCCGATGCCAGAGGGCTCAGATTGCCGGACTGCCCCGGCTTGATGAACACGGCGAAGAACGCAGACACCACCGCCGCTTCCAGCTCGGCATCGGTGTAACGGTCCAACTGCTTGAGCTTCTCGATCACCGGCGCCAGGTACGGCACGCCGCGTGGCTGGCCCACTCGACGCCGCCGGTACACATGCAACAGCACGCGACCGCCACGCTCATTGAAGAACGGACGGTCATCCCAGACGCGCTCTTTGACGCCCAGTGCCCCCGGGTGACTGCGCAAAATGTGAGCCTTGACCGGCGCTCCATCCGCGTCACGTTCTATGCCGGCGGTGAGGGCTTCCGTGTCGGCCTTGTTACTAGGGTTACACACCCGGTCGGCCTCAATCAGCTGGATGCACGCCGAGTAATGCTGGCCGGGTTGTTCTTTGTGAGTCAGCAACGTGAAGACGTCACCGCTGCTCAGCACCGACCGCCAGGTCAGGTCCTGCAGGCCATAGAAATTCTGTTCGCGAGTGATGTCGCAACTGGTGGTTTCCGCCCAGGACTTGAACAGCGATTCCGTTTTGCGCTGCCACTCTCTAGCCTGGTCTTCGTCCCAGCCCAAAATCGAGCGATTGACCACCGACTTGAGCGCTAGTCCGGTGCCGACCGTCTTCGTCGTCACCGTATTGATCGCACCGCCGCCGATAGGGTTGTTGCGTTCAAGATCTCGGCAGCGTTCGCGAAGCGTGGGCAAGTCGGGCAGCAGATCAGCCGCCGCACTGCCTGCCGTCGGGGTCCAGGCGCTCAATGTGCGCTTGGACTTCGACGCGCCGCTGTAACCACCCAGGGCGGTCATGGTCAACCGGGCGTGCATGCGCTTGGCGCCGCGCTCGGGGCTGAGCCAGGTGATGGCCTTATCCAGCAGCGTCGGCTCTGGCACTTTCGGCGAGCGGCTCATCGCGGCGTAATCCCACGCAGAACGATCCCCCGAGGACGGCCATTTTCCAGGCGATCAACTTGCTGTTGCCAGTAGTCGATCGTCTTGGTGATTTCGGCAAGGTCGGCGTATTCCAATTGCCGGGTGCCGATGCGATAGCTCTGCTTTTGGCTGACCTTCATGCTCGCATCGAGCCAGGCTTGCAGCTGGCCCTGCGCTTGTTCCAGGGTGATAGCCATGAATTAATTCCTGCGTTGGGAGAGCACGCGCATTGCACTACGGCGCCCAGAAACAACTCTCCCGCCAGAGGGCGGGAGATTGGGTGGTTCGACTGGTGGTGTTGGTTCCGGACTAGCCCCGTCCGTTTCGGGAACGGGTTCAGCCTCGGATTGATCCTGATCAGGTGGGTCAAACAACGCCCCCTGACGGATCTGCGCATCGAGCCCAGCCCAGTCTTGCTCTCGCATCAAGTGCGTTTTCAGAGAGCGAGCCGCGTGCAACGCGTACGTCTCGCAGTCGGTACCTTCGTTCGGTTGGCCGGCCTTTTTCTGCCAGACCTTGCGGTAGTGGTGTCGCCGGCTGGGCGCCTTCACTTCGGCGGTGATTTGCCGGAAATAATCCGGGCGCACCGTTTTGTAAAAGTGCATCCGACCAGGGCCATCACCGGTCAATGGCAGACGGCCCTCAATCCAAAGATCCTTGGCCCGGGACGTGCCGACGATGTAAGGGCGAAGGCCGTACTTCGAGGCCTTTTGCTCTTTGTCAGTGTCAACGCCCTGCCGAGGGGCGCTAAAGATCTCCCGGCGCTCATCGTCGCGGGTGTTGCCGCGCTCGCTCGCGCCCTTGATCGCCATCACGCCGTTGCGCTGATGCTTACGGCAAAACGCATACGCCGCGTCTTGAGTGATGGTGCCGTCCGAGGTATCCAGCGAAGTAGCCAGCACCCTCAGCTTGGCGCCGCAGGCGTGTGGAATCGGCGCAAATAGCAGCTTTTCCAGATCAAGCCAGACGCCTTGGTCAGGCAGCACCACCTCGCCGTAGATCTCGCCCCAGTAGATCAGCCAGGATTCCTCACCTCGGCCCCAGGCCCGCATCACCACCGCCAGGCGATCGTGCTGCACGTCGACGCCGGCGGTGACCACCAGGCCCCCCATGGGCACAAACATCTCCGGGTAGTCCTCTGCCCGCTCAGCCAGTTTATCGGCCTCAGGCAGGTCGGATTTGTACTCGTAGGCACGGCCCTGTTTCTGGTTGACGAACTTGATCAGCAACGACAGATTGCCGATCGAGGCCTGGTGTTCGGCGTTAAGTTTCTCCCGAACGATGTCGGCCAAGCTGGTACCGGGCAGGCACGCATACAATTCATTCAACTCAATGAATCCGGCACGACCTGCAAACGGTTTGGTCGGTACCCAACCGCAATAAGGGTCACCGGCGTCGATCGCGTTGAACACCGTGTTACGGATGTTCTCTTTACGCTGGTAGTCGTCCCAAATCTCGCCACAGTGAGGGCAACCGTAGCCGGCGGTCTCTGGATCCGCACGGCCGTAGATCTCGTGGGGCTGGGCGTCCTCTTCAATGTCGAGCCACTTGATATGGGCAAAATCCAACACATGCGACTTGTCGCACGCGTGGCAGATGATCGGCAACACCCGGCAATCGGTCTGGGCCAGGCGGGCCTCGGTCTTACTCGCGCCCTTGATCGCCGGCGTACCGCCCACCAGCATCTTGGAGCCGGGGTAGCGCTTGCCGCGCTCCTCCAGCAGGGCAATCGCATCACCCTGCCCCTTTACGTCATCGCTGGTGTCGTCCGGTTCTTCCACCACCGACAAACCCACCGAGGACGTGGATTTGACGTTGCCGGGAGAGTTCGACGCTACCAGTTTGAGGAAACCGCCTGGAAAGGTCTTATGGTCCCAACGGTTGCCCGAGGTGCGGCTGACGTCGACCGGCATCAGCTTGGCCACCTCGGTGTTCGCGGTCACACCGAACTTGAGTTTTTCGTCATGAAAGTTCTTGCCGTCTTTTTCCTTGGCAAACAGGATCATGATCGGGCGTGGCAGGTTGTGGATGAACTTGAACAGGTAGCCGATCAAGAACCACGTCCAGCCGATCTGCGCCGCTTTCATCAGATCCACCTCGCTCACCCGGGGATCATCCAGGGCGGCGGCAACGCCGAGGAAGTAAGGCGTGTATTGGAAATCGTAGAGGCCGTGCAGCACGCCGCTTTCAGCGGGCAGGTAAAACTCGGTGCTCAGGTAGTGCGCGGTCGGGATGTCACGCGGCGGG